AGCAACATTGATGGTAGTTGCTCCACGGCTGGTGAATGTAGTTGAAGAAGAACTGGTTTGACTAATTTCTATGTTGCTGTCTGTTGTAACAATGGAGCAGGTCTCTCCACCTTTCGATTCTCTCATGCTGGTTATCTTCACAATCCCAGTTCCATAGTCAGCATTCGACGAAGCAAGGAACTCGTTATGCACAGCCACATTGGATGTGCTTCCTTCCAGTGTGAATGCAGGGGAGAAATCGACTGCAGTTTTGCCTACTCTATCCTCTTTATTGATGAGGTCGGCCAGATTTTGTGCCGATGTAACCTTGTCAAAATCGGCTCTCCAATTCGTAGTACCACTGCCGATTGAGAGCAAACTTGCGCTCCCATTGCCGGGTGAAACAACTATGGAACCAGTGAGTGCACGAACATCATCCGGTAGCCTGAGTCTAGCCTCAGCCGTACCTATCTCACGATAGTCGTCCCCCTGCCACAGTTCCAGTCTGAGAACCTGCTGAACATTTCGATAAAGAAGAGGAGAGGTACCGACATAGTCAGTGTAGTATCGGCGGCGATATGGTTTGTAGGTATCGAAGTTGATGTATTCTGCGCTAGCCAGATATGGCCTCCACGCGTTATGAGTATGATTGTCAATTTGGTCCTGCATGCGGAGTATGATGTTATTGACTTTGGTTTTAGTCAGGCCGCGAGTCCTACCATCAGTGAAAGAGGCTTGATTCTGAATGTATGCATTATCTGCAGTCTGGTAATCAGCAGCAGTCACAGTCCCGCTGAATGCTAACTTCACGCCGTTGATTGAGGTGGTTATCGCTGTGATTACACGCTCAAAACCCAAAGGGTCTGCATCTGAATAGACAAGTATGGTATCGTCTACTGAGAATCCTATGTTTCTGAAATCAGCCCCAGTGACATACACACCATCATTATCACTATTGTATGATGCTGCTACGGCCTCCTGAGGGCCGATATCGAGAAGGTCAGCAACTTTCTGTGCTGTCGTGTAAACTACTGCTGTAGGGTCAAGAGGTCTGGTCTCAGGTTCACCCGGACTGAATACTTGTGGCATTACTGTCCCTCCTCAGGTAGTTGGTACCTATCCTCAGGTAGTTGGCCTCGGTCTAAGTATTGTAAAACTTCAGTAGGAACATTTGGTAATTCCTCATTGTCTTTGATATTTCTTAATACATTCATAACATCTTCTTCTGTATAAGGCATCATCGGTCTTTGGGATTCAAACTTATCCTTTTGAGTAGCCAATTCTGCCCATAGACCGGGTGGAATCTGATGATTTACAGCCGCATTCCAATCTCGCCTCTTTCCTCCAATTCTAGTGTGCTCTCTCATATTATTGAGTAACGTTTCTTCTTCAGAAGTCAGGTGTGACATTTTGAGAACAGTCCAAGCCTCATCAAATGCACTCACAGCCTCGCCTCCTCGTTACGGCTACCGAGGTTATACTCCATAGGTCTGTCGCATGCGCCACAAGACGCTCTCCACAAAAAGTGGAGCATGCCGCAGTGCTTACAACGAGTGCCTGCACCTATATCGAGAACATCTCCAATCTCGGAGACTCTTGTTCTCTGCTTCTTAGTGATGCCCTTCAAAGGAGCCTTTTCGTCAATTTCAGTCTTGACTTCGTAGTTGATGTCTGCACGAACGCTCTGCTTCTGTGCTCTGCCGATATCGTCAATATCGAGAGTGCGAAGTTGAAATCCTGACATTCACCAACACCACCTTCTATCAGGACGAGGTATACACTACGAGGTATACATTACCGAGAACCGATATTGGTTCACAAGAAACAACAGTGCCACCGACTGCTGCTATATCCGTAGTCATAGTGTCACTGAGAAGACCAGAGGCTCTTGTTCCACTTGCTGAAGCACCCAAGTTAGTTTCCTTGAACTCCGCAGGACCATAAGGTCCCAGTACATCTATTCCTGCTGCCATCTAAATAACCGCCTGTTTCAGCGCTTACCTAGAGCCCACCAAGAACCAGTGTTACTGGCTACGCAATCTAATGTGAGAGAGCCGGGGGCTGCATCTGTCACGATAGCGAATGCGCCATCAACGCCTCCACCTGTCACATCTCCAAAAGTATCGCCAGTAACTCCGCAAGCAAGTATCTCAGTCAGGCCGGTTACTATCGTACCTGTCGCAACGCTTGCTGCATTCCAATCTCCGGTAACCATCATCAGGTCACCCATTACATGTGTTCTATTATCTAATGTACTACTAAATGCCATTTTTTATCACTCCTCATCTGTTATATCGTCAATTTCGACTGTCTCTTCAACTGGTTCCTCAATCGTTTCCTCAATCGTTTCCTCAACAGTCTCCTCGACTACTGGTTCTACGACAGGGGCTGGGTTTAATACACCATCGACCATTGAGAGAAGGGCAGACTTAGTCTTGTAACCAATTCCAAGGTCTATCCCGTTATCGCTAAGCCACTCAACTATCTCTGGTCTATTCCAGTTTTCATCGGGTAGGCCATCGCTTCCACCATCATCACCTTCGATACGAAAATCGCAATCGACGGCGGTTCTGTGCTCATCTAACCAAGTCTGGGAGACTTCCACCGGGCGCCCTCGCACCCAATCGGGCATATGGACATCACTATTTCGGCGTGAAGACCACTTGCCTGTGTAAGTTACTGTAGGCAATCGCTCACCTTCAGTTGTATAGTATCATTACGGTTGTGACGTTCGCTGAACCACTTGCGTATTGTAGTGTCGCAGTTAGACCAGAGAAGATACACCCTGTAAGAACAGGTGTTGTCTCTGCTGGTGTTGCTGTGACGCTCAGAATCGCTGATGCTCCACCGGAAAGTATGATTGTCTCGCCATCTGCTCCGCCTGTCACGTTAATCAGAGCCAGTTTTGGTGCTGGGTCGTATCCCTGTGCTGCACCACCATCGTTACTCGCTCCGAATGGAGTAAGAGAACCGGGGTAACCTGATGTTCCCTCAACATATGCTGCTCCCTGTCCACCTAGCCATTCTGTCGTGTCGTGAGAACCCGCTCTGAGTTCCCATGCTCCTACTAGTGTTGCTGTCGCTGTTCCGCCTAATGTTAATGTATCTGCCATTTTTCATCATCTCCTTTTTTAATTACTTCTGCGATAGCCTCACTTGAGGTCTCGCACGCTCCCCTGAGAACCAAAGAAAGTGGTCCACAACTCACCCATGGTTCGGTATAGTCCCTCTTGGCCCAGCCTGTTGATGGCGAACGGGTCACCAGTCTCGATTCCAGACTCGAAATACTGAGTTGGTATCGCTGTGCTAAAGTGTAGGTAGTCTGTGTCGAGGAAGTACATCCTGCTGATTGACGAACCTGCGTTAGCAGAGTCATCCAGCATGTTCTTGGTCGGGATAATCGGGACACCGTTGTAGGTTGCCACGATGAATCCAGCCTCAATACCGGGTACACCCTTCACACCGTTGTAGGTGGGGGTGACTCTCTTCTCTTCCATGAACCTCTGCTGGGACTGCAGCAACTGCTGAATCCTCATCAAAGTGTCATATCCGGTTAGGATAACCTTGGGGTTACCACCACGCACCCAGAGTTTCTGGAACATCTCGTCCAGTATGTCTAGAGACAAGGTTCTGTTAGTAGCAGTGTCACTCACTACATTGTTGCTCATTTCAGCGTTAGACCAAGTGTTAGCACTCCTGTCTATGCTGTAGATGTCTAGGTCACCATTAGCACTCAGATTGGAGTGGTCGTCTTCCAGTCCGGTCTTGGAGTCTGCATCGTCATTGTGTGCTGCAGTAACTCGGTCCAAAGACTCGAAGTTGTTAGCCGCAGGTGTGTCAACATCGGTGCAAAGCATCTTGTTCACCATCTCAGCGTGATGCTTGCCCATCTCTTCCTTCATGACGGAGCGAATATCGCCCATTCCGTCATCCTTGTCAGCGAGGAAAATCGCTGTCTCGGACATATCGAAGGTGTGTGCGATAGTCTTCGGCTTTGCAGCAATGTGCTGGAACACCGGCTTGACTGTCTCAGGTAGGGTTGCGTTCTCAGCAACTCCACCGTGGAGAACACCATCGTTGTTCGGCCTCTCAGTGATAACACGCCATCCAGACCTGTCCCAAGGCTTCTTGGGCAGTATACTAAAGGCGTTAAACTCCTGATTCAGTTGTGACCATACTTTGCGTCCGTAGATTGCTTGGTAAGTTCCACCAGTCGTCGATAGCATTGGGGAATCGGCCTTCAGCAATTCGCTTCCGGTGTATGAGTACCCCATTGCATTTCCAGCGCCATAGTAGTAGCGCTCCATGTCAGTTATTGTTCTTACATAATTTCGTGCCATTTTTCATCATCTCCTTATTTTGTGATTTCTTTCACTCTCACTCGAAAGCCTTGGATGCCAAGTGATGAACTTCATCCCATGACATCTTTGCCAAATCCTCCGTTGACGGTACTACAACATCAACCTCGCCACCCTCAGACTTCTGGATATCTTCTCCAGTCTCTGCAGGGGTGCCAATATTGTCGATTCTCTCACTAAGTGCTTCGATAGACTTGGCTATCTCAGATAGTGGGGCACGAGCATCGAACTGCTGTGCCTCGTAGTGAGTAACTTCTGCATTGCGCTCGTGAGAGTAGCGGTTTGAGAACTGCTTCTCAAGTGAACCACGGAACTCCTCTTCCAGAGCGGCTGCCTTGTAAACCTCGTATGCGGCCTCAACATCTGAATCATTCAGATTTCGAGGGTCAATGAAGTCAGACTTCTCGACCTTACCACCGCTTCCGGTGGTCTTACCAAGAGCGCCAGTCGAAGGCTTGCCACCCTCCTGTACTCGTCCCCTTACCTGTCCAGTGCGTTGAAGGTCATTGGCTGACATTTCCTCAGGCGTAGA